TATCCAAAGCAATTTTAATGTCTTCGGGTGTAGTTGCAGCATCAATAGCTGTTTGAACCTGTTCGTACTTGGTACGGATAGCAGCTCGTGCCGTTTCAGCCGCAACAGCGTCAGCACCAGGAATCTGCTTCATGATCACCTCATCATGAGGCTTGAACTCCTCAGCACGGGCAGCGCGGCGCTTGTCGTGACCAATTGCCTTGGCTTTGTCGAGGTTGATGTCGATCATTGCTCAGCCTCCTTAGCTGCAAAGTAGGCGTCAGCGCCAATGCCGTATCCGTCGGGGTTGCTGAAATCAGCCTCCCAAGCACCACGGAAGGTGCGGTCAGAAGGGATTGCGTCGTCTTCGACAACAAGGTAAGGCGTACCAGCGGGCACATCCTTTTGGCAGCAATCCTCAAGCGGCAGCTCGCCAGTTAGATGAAGGACGCAAATGCCACCTTCAGGGTTGGGGTAAAGGATTTTCATGGTTTAGCGTAAAATGGCAACCATGCAAAAAAGAATATCTGTTGCCGCAAAACTTGTGTTCACTGTACTAAGCCTCACAGAGCCTGTTGCCGGAACCGCTTCATTATTGCTTAAGCGAACAATCAGTGCGTTTGTATTGTCTCCGGTTGCGACTACTGAATAATTAGCGTCCGGCATTGCCGTCGCAAAGTTGACTATGTAATCGCCTGTGTTAATGTCAGCAACGGTGCTCACATTGCCACTCCCTCGACCGCTGCCAATGCTCGGAGAGGTGCCGTCAAAGTTGATCCACGCCCTACAGCCATAAGCCGTAGCGGCACTGCCGTAGCCGGAGTTGAATTGAAGATCGCCAGTGAAACCTGTCTTTGCAACAGTGACTGCATCATCTGCAATTTTTGCAGTTGCCACCGCGCTGGTCGCCAGCATGTCGGTATCGACGATGCCGTCAGGCAATCCCCCAACTGAGATGCCTGTGATTGTTCCGTCGCCGTTAAAAACGAGTGCCATGGATCAGACCACCGTCCAAACTTCGCCATCACCGACCGTGACGGTGACGCCTGAATCAATCGTAATCGGTCCGGCACTCATGGCATTTTTGCCGTTAGTGATCGTGTAATTGGTAGTGACGTTAGTCGAGTTTTCGTAGAACACGTCATCCGTGCCGCCACCCGTAGCACCTCCTGCGCCGCCGATTTCACCCCATGCACCATCGGCATAGCCTTCAAACTGGTTTTCGGTGGTGTTGTACCGGATCATCCCGTTGCTGGGAGTGCCCGGACGTTGAGCGGTTGTACCAGCAGCCACGTCAATGGCGCCGGTGCCAGTCATATTGATGTTGCCCGCCGAAGTCACCGTGCCGGTAAAACTCGGAGATGACAGCGTTGCTAAGCCGAAATTGGCGCTAGCCAACGTGCCAACGGTGACCCATGCCGTGTTAGCGGCATCACGGATCTTCAGTAACCCGTTCGTCGTATCCGCCCACCACATGTAGGCGTAGGTCGTAGTCGGCTCGGTGGTATCGCTGTTATTGCTAACGATTGCCGCAAGGGCATTGTTCAAATCTGAACGGACGGCCGCACCCGTTCCATTAGCAATCACATAGTCGTGGGTTGCCAAGACGTTGCCCTAAACGTTCATATCTTGCACTTTAGCCGACCAGTCCAAATCCGGTAGCTGACCAGTCAAAGTTACGGGAAATGCTGGCATCGCCCGAATCCTTGAAATGCACGGTGAAGCCTGTGCTGCTGACGTTGCTGATCTCGAAGTAGTCGCCGCCCTGCATGTTCTGAGCGGTGACGCCAACTGACGGCAGGCTGCTATTGACTCCACCCAGCACCGTCGTGCCAGTGAAGAACGGATTTGCAAACGTGACGTTCGTTGCCCCTGCGCTGCTTGTAACCGTGGCAGTGCTTTGATCCGTGCGGCGCTGGAATGTCGCTTTGTACCCCAGTTCATCGATCAAAATGTTCTGGTCTTCATCGCTTGACTGCAGCTGCGCTCGGAACTGGAAGGCGCGACCCTTAAACGTTCCATTCACAAACTCTTGCCAAGCGGTCCAGGTCGGCGTACCAGCAGGGTCGTCATCGGTACGGCGTAGTTGCAGAACGGCATTGACCGAATCCACCACGTCGCCATCAAAACTGTCCCAGGTGTCAATGTTGGCGGTCAGATTGTCGATCAAATTGGCAGGATAAAAACCGCGAGTGACAAAACGGCGCTGCAAATCAAGCGAATAGACCGATTCAAGATCAAGCGTGTTTTTGAACTCGTAGGTCGCAACGGTCAGGACGTTGCCAAGGAAATCGAAGTTCGGCACATCGTCAAAGTCCGCCTCGTCGTCGATGTCCTCGTCACCGTCAATCGCCAGCGCGTCATATTCCTCGCTGTAGAAGCAATCCGTAACAGTGCCTTGAAATGGCGGCACGTCTTGATCTTCCCTGCGGTTCTGAACAACAAACTCACCCAAGGCGTCAGGGAAATCAATGATGACGCTGGTAGCAGTTGCGCTTTGCCGCCCGCCGTCATCTTGAAACTTGGCTAAGACTTCGCCTTCAACCGCAGGAATGATCGCCTCGGTGGAATTGCCCGCAACTGCTTCGATCAGGTCAACTGAATTGCTCCAGGTGCCCGTGCCATCGGTCAGGCTGCTATGGCGGATATAAACCTTGCCGCCGTTCAGAACGTCAATTTCAGTTGAGGCGCTCCACTTCAAGCGCCCGCTGTTGGCATTGATCCGCTCAAACGAAAGGTTTTGGACGGCAACTGGGACAGCGGTTTTGCCAACTGCGGCAAAATTGAACTCGGTGTAGTCAGACGACTGCCGACCCAGTGAGTTGATGCTATAAATCTCAAAAACATAATTTCCGTCAATCGTGTCTAGGATTTCTACGTCAGGCTTGACAACGATTACCGATTCCCAGTTGTTGTCATCGACCCTATAGCGCACCTTGTATTGAGGGATGCCCTTGATCGCCTGCCAGCTCAAGATGATCTTGACTTTTGCTTTACTGTTTGAAACGTAAAACTTCTCTTCTGCCTTAGGCGATGTAGGCGGACTGGGGATCGCGTTGAGATTGCTGATGCTGCGGGTTTGCAGCTTTGCTCCGCTTTCGACATAGGCGTACTTACTGGAGTTGTACTTGAGACCTGCGATCGCGTAAAGATGCCCGTCTGTTTCCTTGACCGTCAGCACTCGATACTGCTGAGTTTGAATCGAATCGGTTTGGACAATCCAAACGCTGTTGGCATTAGGGGCAACGGAAAACGCGGTGGCAACCGAAACCTGATTGCCGCTAACTGCTGAGATGTCTTTGGTTTCAAGCGTGCCGTCTGGCAGCAATACTGACAAAGTGGCACCAGAACTGGGCAAGCCGGTTGCGTCATCAACCGTGATCACCTCAGTGGTGGCGCTGCTAATTCTTCCGCCGTAGCGAACGCCTGCCCGGACAGGATCTTGTACGTCAATAACAGCACCAGGGCGGATTAAAGCACCAGCCTCAATCGACGCTGTAAAGCTGATGACTTCAGTCTCCTGCTGTTCACTGAAAAGAATCCATCGCCCGAGTCGGTTGGCTTGACCGCGTGATGTGCAGGCAAACGCTCGAACCTGGGTTGTAACGATGCCGTATTTTTCAATAGCGTCACGATCCTCTACAGATTCGTAGTTGATCTCTCTGGTTTCAAGGTCTAAGTAACCAACAACAGCGACGGTGTGGCGAGTTTTCACATCACTGCCCGCATAGCTGAATCCAGGCTCCAATACGTTGGAACGGTTGAAGAGGTAAGTGGAATCAGTCGGTTTGTCTTGGCTGAATGTCAGGGTGCCGGTTGACCAGTACGGCTGCGAACGCATAACCGAGCAAAGGTCATTGATTAGCTTGTACGCCTCGTATTGGTTCTGAATTGTGGCGTGGCACTGGAAACGAGGCTCCTGACCGTTGAAGCCATCGTCAACAAGTTCATTGCAATACTGCGAAGCAGAATAGAAACCAAACTTATCTAGCTGAGCCTCTGCAATATGGTCGCCAAATCCATAGCGCTTGCTAATTAGCAAGTCGTACAAAATCCACGCCGGATCAGCACACCACTGAGCTGCGCCAAATGTTCCCGTCCAGGTGCCGTTGTACGTTACCCGCCCAGTGTCTTGATCGACGGTTGCATTGTTTGGCAGCTTGACCTTGATGCCACGGATTCGATATGACCGAGCCGGAATGCTATTGAACTGCGAAGCATCAAACCGGACTTTGACTAATGCGCTGTTCGGATAGCGCAGTTTGGTGTAGACCAGTTCGGTATAGGAGATCCAAAAAGTATCCCTTACATTTATGTCAGTGCTATTACCTGATTTGCGAACAACTCGAATATCGACAGGGAAATCACCGTCTAGGTTGATGATGTAATCCCGTTCATATTTATCGGCAGTACGACCGCTGATTTTTTCTTGCGCAACTTGAGTAAAACCGCCACCGTTGTATTGAACTTCAAAGGCAAAAGTTACACTGCTGCCCAATAAATCCCCTTTGTCGTTGACCTGCTCCAAGCGTGGGATTGCTATGGCGATGCGGACTGCATCGACGTTGGTGTCTGTGATTTGACGAGTTATTGGCGAGCCATTCTCAACCTTGGCATTGACGGCAATAATGTCCTCTACAGCATCGTCAGGCATCGACATATAAGCCTGAGCGTTTGTGCCATACCTGGCCTCTACTGTGACGCCTTTGAAGTTGTAGTCAGAGTTTGAAAGATCGGTGACATCAGCACCGGATCGCAGAACTGGCGTGTCGGTCAGATAGACATCTTTAAGTAAGGCAAGGTTGTAATTGTCGCTGCCCCTTGTGTAATCCTTTGCGGAGGGGAAGCCTTCAATTTCGCCTTCACTGATCAAATCCAGCAGCGTTGCATGCGCTGATGACGCAAGGTTGTCCTCCGTCTTGATCGGTGTATAGACCGCAGGAACAGCAGCCTGCTGAACATTGATGGTTTGTTGAACAACTGTTTGCTGTTGTTGACCAACACCGCCGCCGGCACCGATGATCTGGTTCTGCTTTTTCTTAGCCATGTCAGATCTTGTCAACGTCGATGCCAGCGGAGATCACCACCGATCCCACGATAGTTTCGCCGTAAATCACGGGCACGGGGACACCCTGCCTGCTTACGTTTTGAATCCCGCTAAAGCTGTAGGACTGTTGAGGGTCTGCTTCGGTGCCCTCGGTGCTTTTCAAACCACTGCCGCCGCCGCCGCCAGCAAAACCGCCGGTCGGTCCAATCTGCCCTAGCTGAGGTGTTGGTGAGAGCAACTGTGCAATACCACCAAGCGTTAATGCAACACCAATACCAGCAATGGCACTGGCACCAGCGGCTGTCAAAAAACCTGCCGCACCAGCTGCACCAAGACCGCCGCCCAGTCCACCAATGCCCAAAATTGTTGCACCTGCGGGCGCGAACAGAATTGCAGCAGCGACTAAAGCAACACCAACGACAATTTTCCCGACATCACCACCCGCGCCACCCAACACGGG